CTCCTTGGATGCCTTGGCGGGCTTCGGCGCGGGGGCTTGGGTGACGGACCCTTCCGCCAGGCGGCGACGCCAGTAGCGGTCCAGGACCACGAAGTCGCCCTCCGCCTTGAGGTGGCCACCCAGCGGATGGCGAACCTTCAGGCCGGCGGCGGGCTTGAGGTAAACGGGTTGGCTCATGTCCCCTCCTGCGGGTTGATGTGCGATTGCATGTCGGGCGCCGGATCGCCGTGGTCATCCTGCAGCCAGCGCGGGTATTCGGCCGGGGCATGGGGCGCCAGATCGAAGTCGGCGTGGAACGCCAGGAAGTCGCCCAGGACGCCGGCGGCGGACGTGGGCGCATCGGTGGTTGTTTCGATGAGCACCAGGGCGGCGTGCAGCCCCTGGTCGCGCAGCTCGGGTTCGCGCATGAACTGGTAGCGGGTCGCGCGCCAGTTGGCATCGGGGGTTTTCCCGCCGTTCAGCTCGCCAATGGCGGCATCGAGCATTTCGTACAGGCCGAGGCTGCGACCGTCGCCGTGCCGCGCGGCCTGATGGCTGCGGGCGTTGCGGGCGACCAGCACCACCACGAATTGCGGGCGCGCCACGCTGTCGTCCAGGTCGCCGTCCAGGGCCACCACATAGGCGGCCGGGGCTTCGACACCCCAGCGCTTGAGCACGTCCTTGTCCGGGGTGTCCGGCAGGCTGTCGACGGTCTTCAGGCGGCGGCCCAGCGGGCTGGCCTTGAGCAGGTCGAGCAGTTGGTTTTCCAGCAGGCCCAGCATCAGGCACCTCCCGCCGCGCCGGGGCGCAGTAGCTGGCGAAGGTGGTCGCCGACCATTTCCAGGATCTCCCGGCGGTCCTCGGTGGACAGACCCAGGAACGGGCGTGCCGGCAGGGTGACGCTGGCGACCGAGCGCCAGCCGATGCCCGGCAGCGCGAAACGCAGGTGCCGGCCGGTGATCGCCTTGATCTCGCCGCCGAACTGGTGGATGGCGGCATAGATCCGGTTGGTGCCCCATTCGGCGGCCTGGTCATCGGCGCGGTGGGTGATGGAGTCGCCCAGGTGGCCATCGCGGGTCAGGGTCTTGCCGCCGAACAGGCGTACCCGCAGGCTCGGCGTCCAGGGCTCGCCGCTAGGGGCGGTCTGGCTGCGGAAACGTGCCCGGGTGCTGGCCTCGCCATAGGCGGCGATCTCTTCCAGCAACGGTCGGGGGTTGGCGCCCAGGCGCTGCAGGCGATCGAACAGGCGCTGCACCACGGGCAGATTGGTGTCGATGCGGACGCTGACGGCCATCAGATGAAGCCTCCGCTGGTGCTGCGGGCGAAGACGCGCGGCTCGCTGACCATCTCGGCACCACCGGCTGGCGCGGCGCTTTCGCCGAGCGCGGTCACGCCCAGCTGCACCTTGCCGGTGGCCACGCTGTCGAGGAACTTGATGGCATCCTGGTAGAGCGTCTTGATCTGCTCGGTGGCGCTGTCGTCGTAGAGCACGAAGCGGGCGATCTGGCAGGCGATGCGCTCCAGGACGTCGGGGGTCTGGCTGAGCGGCAGCTGATAGCGACCGCCCAGGTAGGTGTTGATGGTTTGCTCGGCATCGCCCAGGGCGCGCTCGATCCGTGACAGCGCGGCCGCCGCGGCGAGGCGCTCCTCTTCGGAGTAGCCGGACAGGTCCGCGCCGGCCGCCGCCTGCTGCAGCAGCTGGCCATCCACCAGGGACGGCACGCCAGTGTCGGCGCGCTGGGCGATCTCGTCGGCCGCGTAACGGGCCAGCAGTTGCGAGGCGGTGGCGTAGCGCATGGGTTACTCCTGCGGGGCCTGCGCCGGGACGGTGACGTGCTCCACGCGCAGCAGCGGGTCGGCTTCCAGAGCGGCCAGTTGCTCATCGGTGAGCAGGCTCAGCGCGATGCCGTGGCCTTCCTGGTCGAAGCAGAAACCGGCGCGGCAGCGGCGCTCGGGGACGGCGCGAACGAAGATGGCCTCGATCTCGTCTTCCTCGTCGGCCTTGCTCTCGACAGGCGGCACGACAGGCATCGCCAGATGGGCGGCCTCGGTGGTGGCGCTGGCCGGCATGGTGGTTGCCTGCTGCTGCGCGTCGTTTGTCTGCACGTTGGGGATCGGCTCGCCTGTCGCGGCCGGCTTGGCGTCCTGGGCGGGCGCCGGGGTTTTCTTGGTGGTCATGGGTCAAATCTCCCGCAAAAAGTGGCCATCCCTGGCCAGGCCCATCAGTTGAGCCAGCCGCTGTCGAGGATCTCGACGAGGTTGTGGTTCGGATTGCTGGCGCCGTTGGCGAGGTACTCGGTACCGACGACCTTCTTGGCGGCGGCACGCAGGTTGGAGGGCACCACCAGCAGGGTCGGCTTGAGGTTCAGCGGGCGACCGCCGTCGGCCTGGAAGGCGCGCATGGCGTCGTAGGCTTCCTCGAAGTTCTCGGCGGTCAGCGGCTTGGTGGAGCGCACCGCCATTTGCCAGAAGCCGAAGCCGGCGTTGTTGCGGGCACGCACGCCGAAGCGGTACTCGTCGGCGGTGAAGACCTGCTCGTCGTCCAGCTTGGTCATGCTGGCGAACTCGGGCTTGGTGCGTTCCTGGTAGATCAGCGGCTTGAGGGCGCGGCTGGTGTCCAGCAGGTACCAGGCCGGGCCGGGGTCGGCGGCCGGAGCGAAGCTGTTGGCGACGGTGGCCGCCGCGCCGGTGCCGTCGACGTTCGGGTAGACCGGGTGATCGGTGTCGAAGAAGTTCTGCCCGTCGAAGCACAGGGTGCTGTGGCCGACCTTCAGCAGGTCGAAGATCAGCTGGTCCGGATGGGCGCCGGCCGCGCGGCCCATCTCGGCGAACAGCGGGGTGTAGATCCCCACGTTGTCGTCCTCGATGTCGGTGCGTTTCACGCCGACGGTGGATTCGAACAGCTTGTTGGTGATCTGGTAGCCGTGCGCGGCCATGTCCTTGACCACGCGGTCGCCGATCCACTCGCGCAGCGCCGGGAACTGGCACAGCCAGCCGTAGATGTTGGCGGCCGAGGTGGACGGCACCACGGTGGCGATTTTCTGGTACTCGCTGGGCGCGGCTTCCAGCGCGCCCTGGAAGCTGGCCTTGAAGCCGACGCGCAGGCCGGCCAGCAGTTGGGGGGTAATCATGGCCATGGGTCAGAGTCCTTTGGCTTTGGCGAACGCTTCGGGGGTCATGCCGACCAGGGCTGCGGCCTGCAGCTCGTCGTCGGTCAGCCCGGCCGGGTTGTCCTGGGGTTGGCGGCCGGCGGTCTGCTGGCCCTTGAGTGCGGCGATGGCCGGGGTCTTGTCGAGGTAGCCCTTGAGGGCGGCCAGGTTGGTCTTGCCCAGCTCGCGCGCCCAGCTTTCCTGGGCGGGCAGCAGGCGGCCTTCCTCCAGGCCGGTCTGCACCAGTTGCTCGACCTCGCCCGCGACCTGGTTGGCCTTGAGCGCGGCGATGTCCTGCTTGAGCGACTCGACCACGGCGACCGGCACGAACTTCTCCGGGTCGGCCGGCTGCGCCTTGGCGGCGGCCAGCGCCTGCTGCAGTTCCTGGGTTTTGTCCGCGCTGGCCTTGAGGGCCGTCAGGGCGGTCTGGATGTCTTCGTCGCTGGCGTCCGAGGACAGGCCCAGCAGAGCGATCAGCTCTTCTTTATTCACACGCGGTTTCTCCTGTGCGGAAGGGTCGGCCGGGTCGGCCAGTTGGAAGCGGGCAGCCGCCAGCGCCGGCAGGTCGGCCATGCCGTCGAGTGCGGGGTAGTTGGTAAGGCCGACATGCAACAGGTCGAGGACTTCGCCGGTGCGCTTGTCGTAGGTGAAGACGGGGGACAGGTAGCGGTATTCGCGGGCGGCGATGTAGCCGGCGGCGCGCTCGGTCCAGTCCACGCCGGTGGCGAACAGGCCCTGGCCGTCGCGCCATTCCAGTGCGGCGCCGGCAAACCAGCCGGCGGCCGGCGCTTCCCGGCCGTTCTCGGCGCTGTTCAGGGTCTGGTGTTCGTAGTCGATGACCAGGTCGGTGGCGCGCTCGGCCAGGCGGGCGATCAGCCGGGCGGCGACCTGGGCGTCCAGGTACCAGTGGCCGGCGGCGACATCCTGGGGGCGTCCGTCACGGGCCTTGAAGGCGCCGGCGGGAAACAGCTGGATGGCCGCGCCCTCGGCCTGGATCTCGAAGACGCAGGCGGCGAAGGCGG